ACAGCTTTTGAAATGGTGCAAGAGTTCCATGAAAAATATGGGTATCCTGTGAATGTTTGTCCTAATCCCACGGATGAATTAAAATTCACTTACAAAATACTTGGAGATATGTTGATAGGTATAGCCAAAACGATTGAGGAAAATGCTATACATTATCAAAACCAAGGCGATCCTACTCTGTACAGACTGCATTTAAATATGGAAGAACTTGGTGAATTATGTATTGCTTTCAGTGAAGGCGATGATGTTAAGATCTTTGATGCAGAAGTAGATCTAGCTTATGTTGTTACTGGTTTAGCAGTTACTTTTGGATTACCTCTTCCAGAAGGATTCGCAGAAGTTCATCGTAGTAATATGACGAAAGCTCATCCATCAGAAGGTGGCGGAGCAAGAATGAGAAGGAAAGGATCTGATTATAGTCCTCCAGAATTAGAACAGTTGCTATTTAGGAGTAGAAACAATGAGACCGTATGATAACATTGACACTATGTTCTTAGATGCTTGCACTTGTATAAATATTGCAGGTAGAGAAACTCCATCACGAGATGGATTCAGCAAAGAAATACTTGGATATTGTGGTAGATTACTAAATCCACGTGCTAATTTTCTTGTGAATCCTACAAGAAAATTAAGTCCTCCATATGCTGCTGCTGAATTCTTATGGTATCTTAGTGGAACAGATCAAATTGAGATGATCCAAAAATATGCTCCTCAGTATAAAAGATTTACTGAAGATGGTAAAACTGCATGGGGATCCTATGGTCATAGATGGCTTCGTGATCCTTCGTTTACAAAAGAATGTTTAAAATGTTCTGAGGATTTTAATTTTGATGTAGATGAATTTATAAAAGAGGATAGACTCAAAGCTCCTATCAGTCAATTACAGGCTATTGCATGGTTATTGAAAAGAAAACCAGAAAGTCGTCAAGCGGTTATGACGATGTGGAATGCTGGTGATCTTGTTCATGCTATACTTGGAGATAAAAATGATCTACCCTGTACTACCAGTTTGAATTTTATTATTCGAGAAAATAGATTATATTTAACTGCGACTATGAGATCCAATGATATATGGCTTGGATTTCCTTATGATGTTTGGTGCTTTACTAATCTGCAAATGTTACTTGCTTCAGTTTTAGATTTAGAATTAGGCTGGTATCAGCATCAAGCAATGTCACTGCATGTTTATGATCGTAATATTGAGAGGATGAAGAAGGTGTGTTTTGAAGAAGCACCTAAAGATTATCCTGTATTCTCGTATCATACAGGATTAAATCGTAGTGCAAGATTATCTGATACAATACGTAATCTAATCCTCAAAGAAAATGAAATGTCTTCTAATGAGAGATATGATTCGCATCGTGTTTCTGAGGATACTGTTATATCCACATTGTTAGGACAATGCTATACGATGTGTGGACTTAAATGGGATTATGAAAATGCCATAAACCATATTATGAATTCAGATTTGAAACACTATTGTGAAAATCTAAGGAGTTAGTATGTTTATTATAGAAGGTCCAGATTGTGTCGGGAAGACAACTGTCGCTGATAAAGTAGTTGAAATGGCAAATAGCTATGGATCTTTCCCTATCTATTATCAGCATATGACTCGACCACCACGACATTTTGATTTCTGTTTTCATTACTTAGATATGATGTCTAAGTATGCGGTCATGGATCGTTTTCATCTTGGTGCTTTGGCTTATCATCCAGCAGATACTTTACCTGCATATCAAAGAAAATTTGTAGAGAGTCAGCTATATCAAAAAGGCTCTATCATTGTGATCATGTATGCAAGTAATCCACTACGATACAGAGAGAAATTAGAAGCTCATGCATCACAACGTAAAGAGATGTTTGACTTTGATGTTCTTGTTAATGCTAATGCGATCTTTACGGAATTAGCATTATCTGGTAATTATGATTATACATGGGATATCACACAGTCTAACTATCCGGATTCATCAATTGAATTCAGATATCCAGATAAGGAAGTTTTAAAAACTTGGATAGAAACGTGGTTTAAGAGTTTACATATATTGGAGATGTGGAAACATGGCGGACGGATTGACTAGAATAAAAGAAACGTTGTTACAAGAATGTGAAATAGTAACTTCACTTGCAGAATCAAAGACACGATGCAAAAGAAAAGGTGTAGGATGTCAGCTTACAAGATTCCATGAAAGAGGAATGTTAGCACTCCCAGCAGTTTATAATGGTCCTGCACATGAAGATTTAAAATGTACAGGAGAGATTGGAAATTGTGGTTGTATGCACAGCGAACCTCAGGCAATTATAGATTGTCTTAAGAGGCCGTACAATAATTACAAATTCATTCTTCTGTGTACTTATTCACCATGCACGAATTGTGCTAATATTATAATTAATTCCGGGATTGTTGAAGGTGTTGTTTATGATATTCTTACGGAGCATGACAAACGTGGTGATGAGATTCTAAGAAAATTTATGCCTGTGGTAACTATAGAAGATATTAGAAATGGACATGTAGATGCGATACTTAGCTCCTGGATCAATTCTTATTGAAGAGATTAGTGAACTTCCAAATATAGCAAGATCTAAAGAATTATTTTTAGATGTTGAAACTAATTGGAATGATCTACCTTGTAAACATAAGGGCGATAAAAGTAAAAAGATCACAGATTCTATGCCTTTCCATGGAGATAGAATCTGCGGTTTTTCATGCACAATTGACGATGATCCTACAGCATGGTATATTCCAATAAGACACAGAGATACTAAATGGAATTTACCATTAGAGAATGTTCAACGCTGGATGAAAGATGTAATCGGGACTTGTGAAGATTGGGTGAATCACAATATAAACTTTGATGCTCATTTCGTTAAAAGAGAGGGTGTGGATTTTGGTGGCAGACTGGTAGATACTCTTACACTTGCTAAATTAATTGATAGTGATCGCTTCAGCCATGATCTAAAATCTTTATGTAAAGAATGGTGTGGATTAGAAATGGATGAAACGAATAGAGTAAAAGCATATTTAAAGGGCGAAAAAAGTTGCGATTATTCTATTGTCCCTGCTGATATACTTGGGGAATATGCAAATCAAGATGTCTTCGGATGCAGAACATTATATAGGTATCTACAGAAAAAGAAAACAAAAGATTTAAATAACGTATGGGAAACTGAAATTCTATTTACTCCAGTCCTATTCGATATTGAAGAATTTGGGATGCCTGTAAATGAACAGCAACTTAAGATAGAATTAGTAAAGTCTATCGATAAATCTATACGATTAGAATCTGAATTAACGAAACTAATAGATTCTGAAATAAACCCTAATAGTAATCAACAGGTTTATGATTTATTGATTAATAGATTTGGTCTTCCTATACTGGCAACAACTGATAAAGGTGGTGCATCGTTTGATAAAGATGCTCTACTCATGTATAAGAATCATCCACAAGTTTTATTAGATCCAAATCTAGGGCATATTATTTCATTGTTATCAGAGACTTCTGAAGAAAGCCACTTTAGAAGTCTTTATCTTGAAAATTTCTTAAGGCTGCAAGTTGATGGAATTCTTCACCCTTCATATAATCAATGTGTACGGACAGGAAGACTTTCTTGCAGATCTCCAAATGCTCAACAATTAAATTCAAGAGCTAAAGGTTTAATTGTACCTTTGCCAGGATATGGCATTAATTCTCGTGATTATTCACAAATTGAGTTTAGATTAATTGTTCACTATATCAATGATCTTGCTGCAATAGAAGCATATAACATAGATCCAAATACTGACTTCCATCAATGGGTTGCGGACATGGGACATATCACACGTAAGATTGCGAAGAATGTTAATTTCGCAGTTGCATTCGGTGGTGGAAAAGGTAAAGTGACTTCTATGCTCAAAGGCACAGAGGATATTGTGAATGAGATGTTGGAGAAGTCAAATAGATGGGAAGAAGATCCATCTCAATTTATAAATGAATTTCCAAGTGATGCTCAATTCAACGATAAAGTATCTGTGTTTAAATATTTCTTAGACCAGAGAGCAAATGAAGTCTATAGTGGTTATCATGAAAGATTGCCAGGAATAAAATCTTGTTCACGAAGAGCAGGTAATAAAATTGCCGAACGCGGATTTGTTTTCAATGCTTATGGGAGAAGAAGACATCTTCCAACTAAGCTGCAATATCGTGCGTTCAATGCAATCATACAATCTTGTGCAAGTGATATCATGAAAGATTGTATGATTCGCATCGCTCCAAGATATAATAAATTTATAAGAGATCTTGGAATGAATTTCTTTGCACTGGTCCATGATGAAGCTGCGGACATTGCACCTAAAGAAATTTGTGAAGACAAAATAGTGCAAGCCAAAATAACCAAGATGTTCCAGGAAACTAGCGTGCCATTTAAAGTACCTATAGTAATGGATCACAATTACAGCTCTATAAATTGGGCTGAGGCATCCGAAAAATAATTAAATATTATCGGGCCTAAAATGGGGAGTTTACGTAAGTACCTGGAAAATAAGGTACTTATAGGTGATCATTTTTCGAAATATTTTACAAATTTTCTTTGCATTTAGTGGGATTAAATTTTATAATTAATATAGAAAGGTTAACTAAAGCATGACTATTAAGGTAACAATCAAAAAAGCAACTGGCAACAAAGCCAAACAATTCACCAACAGTGGTGACGCCCATGATTGGATCCGCCGTCAGCTTAGTTACTGCAAAGAAATTGGACAAAAGGTTTTTGGTTATGATTGGGAGAAAACTAATGGCTAAAACTAAAAAAGCAAAATGCCCGAATTGTGGTGCTGGTATTAAATGGGACTGGGATATGGACTGCTACGCTTATGATCATGGTGAATACCTTAATGATGACACTGGAAGAATTGGAAATAATGACATCACAATCCATACTTGTAAATGTGGCCAACTGTTAGGTATGATGGTCGTCAATGATGAAGGTGCAACACCTTACAACCATCCGGAATTAGAAGATGTAGATTGGCAAGAAGAAATTAATTCTAATAATTAATTTGCATTCTTCAGATTTATATCTTATAATTAATATAGTTAAATTAAAGGAGAAACAATGATTTCAACATTAATTATCACAGTTCCAATGATCCTGATCGGTTATATAAGTTTACGTATTGCCTACAACAATTATAAATCAACTGGTGGATTTTAATAGGCGATTAACAAAAAGCGATTTCCAAAGCTGCGAGAAATCCCAGCATTAGCCAGTTCGCTCACTGGCAATCGCCTTGTGAATAAATCACATTGTAGTGATTAACAGTTTTAACGCCCTATTCAATAAGGAGCAAGTAATGAGTAAAGTGACACCGAAAAATGGTAATGTCAAAGCACCGAAAACCGATGCAACCAAAGAAGTCAAAAAGGCAAAGAAAATTGATTATCCTGTAAAGGATGGTCAAAAATTGGCTGAACTGCCGAAGGACTTTGATCCTGAAAAGCACAACCCAATTAAGAAAGTGCATTTTGAAAAGTCCTCTGATCATCTGCGACATCGTGCGAGTATCTGCAAACATCGTGCAGATCAGTACCAAAAGCAAGCGGATGATTTCGCACAGAAAGCCGAACGTATGGAAAAATTCGGCGACGAAAAAACTGCGAAGAAACTCAAGAAGGTCGAAAAGCTTCGCAGCACTTTGGACGATCTCCGTGCTCAGCTTACCGCGGAAGGCATCAACGTGGACGAAATTCTGTCCGGCGTTGCCGAAGCAAAAGCCGAAGCACCTGTATCCAAGTAATTTTGACGGCTATGGGCTCGTGGGACATAAAACTCCCACGAGTCTATTTAGCCTAACTTTATTGGTTGCAATGGTTTATATCAACCCTTAAAATTAGGCTAAAAACGACGATTGTAAGTGCTTTATTTACAATGGTTTATATTAAAAGTTCCGTATCCGGTCTGTGTTGGTTTTAGGGGTATAATAGTACCTAAAATAAATTTTAACGAATCTGGGGCCAATCTGGGGCTCTAAAAAACAGGCATTTGGAGCTTAAAACGGGTATTTGGGAGAAAACAATGAGTAAAACGACAAAAGCCAAAAAAGCTGATATTTTGGAGAGCATTGGGCATTGTAAAGCATTAATCCGCTATTATAATGAAATGCTTGACGGGGGATTTGAACAAAAAGAACAGCAGATCCAAAATCAAATCTCAACTTTGCAAAAAGAATTGGATGCACTTCGGGAAAAAAGAGCAAAGGCTCCTGAATCTATAAAAATGTATAGAGCCAGAATAATCGAATTTGAGAAACAAATTGATATTGAGCAGGTGCAACCACTGATTCGGAAAGCTGAAAAAACTTTTGCAAAACTTCTTGAGCTTAAAGAACAACTGAAGGATGTCAATATTAGCTCCGATGATTTAAATCTTCTTAGAGACCTTCTCGGAGAATAAAATGAATAATGAAATAACACCAATAAAGACAAGCCAATTAACTGCTAAAGATATGGTTGGATATGATGTTATTCAAACCGAGCAAAAAGAAGTTGTTGAGGTGACAACAAAAGAAGTAGAAACTGGAATTGAGAAAGTCCGTCCCGAAAATCCTGAAATAAATATTAGATCGCTTCCAATTCTTGAGGCTCTTAGTAAAGCAACTTCTAGATTAATCAAACCATTAAGACTAAGATCTAATGATCGTCTAGAATTAAGACTGAATGATGATGGTGAGAGATTTGTTGCTAGAGTATTTGCAGTTAGAGCATCCGCACCTGTAAGTGACGGAAAGATCCAAACTAATGAAGAATATTTTGGACCGGCAAGTTACCATGCAAGGGAATTCTTTGATCGTATTCCCGAGCATCAATGGTTTGGAAGCGAAAGATGTGTTCTAGCAGGTACAGATATGACAGCTTTGGTCATCTACAACAGTTGGCCAGAAAATCAAATAATCTTCAAAGATGAAGAATCTAGAATACTGTATGAATTTCTTATTGCTCGTTTCATGGTGCAAACTAAGAATGCAGTGGATCAGGCGAAATTCAAAATCAATAGAGAAGTTCCTCCACTTCCTGAAGATTTTGTTGAGCATCCTGATCCCAACCTTAAACTTGCAGATTATCAGTTAGCTGCTCTGGCAATCACTTTATCCACTGATGAATATTGTCTATGGTTTAAACAAGGTCTGGGAAAAACTCCAGTCGCTATTCATAAGATGGTAACAGAAGCAAAACGCGTCCGTAGAAAAGAAAATCGTATGATGCGTTGCTTAATTGTTTGTCCAAAGCAATTAAGAAAGAATTGGGAATTAGAAATTGGCCGTTTCACAACTGTTCCTGGAAAAGTGGTACAGTTACGAGGTGGTGAAATTAAAAGAACACAGAAGCTCATTGATGTTGTAAGAGATGAAGACGATTGTGTTTTCTCTGCTGCAATCAGTAGTTATGAATCAGTAGTGCTGACCTGGAAAGGATTGTCTCAAATTCCGTGGGATCTTGTGATTATTGATGAAGCACAATTTATAAAGAATCCAAATTCCAGACGTTCAAAAGCCTGTGTCAAGAAATTAAAGCACAACGCAAGGCAGAAACTTGAGCTTACAGGTACGCCTTATGGAAATCATCAATTGGACCTGTTTCCTCAGTTCGAATTTCTTGGTGATGGGATGAGTGGATTTTTAAGTGCTAAGAAATTTAAATCTTTCCATAGCAAGAATGTCAAGGATGCACCTTGGGAAGATACGTTAGAACAATCTGACATACCTTTATTAAAAGAAAGAATTGCAAGAGTTGCTTTTACACTTACAAAAGATGAAGCTGGTGTTAAACTTCCTGATAAGGTACGTGATATCTATGAAGTGACTTTTACTCCGCAACAGGCAAAACTATATAAGAGAATACAAAATGAGCTTAAGATTGAAATTAATGACACAATTACAGGTGAGATCAAAGAAATAACTGCTGAGCACATTCTTACTAAACTTCTTCGTCTCGCACAAGTTACTTCTGGTCATATAAAATATAATGAAGTATGGGATGAAGAAGGAAATCTTGTCAGTGAAAGTAGTCTTGAGCAAATTGAAGGTGGAAATCCTAAAGTCGATGCAACAGTAGAATTGATAAAACAAAATATGGAATCTGATCCTAAAGGAAAAACTGTTGTATGGGCAATCTTCGACGAAGATATTCGTGCTGTCTCAGAAAGACTCCATAAGGAGGGTATCAAGCATACAGGCTATAAAAAGCAAATTGTGAAAGAATATCGTGAAAGTGGTGCGGATGAATCTGAAATTATCTTTAATACTGTTGAAGATTGTAAAGTATTCATCGGTCATCCTGCAAGTGGTGGAACTGGTCTTAATTTAGTTGGTTGGAATTATCGTGATCCAGAAAATTCACCTGACACTTATTGCAATAGAGAAATATTCTTTAGTAAAAACTGGAGCATGCTACAAAGATCACAGGCTGAAGATCGTTGTGCTGAGCGTCGCAGTTCAAAATGTAATGTACGTATCACTGACTTGCAGGTTCCAGACACAATCGATGATACCTTGCTGTCTGTTGTATTTGGTAAAATGAAAGCAAGTGATGATCTAAAAGACCTTAAACCTATTTTGTCTAAGGTACTGGACACTGAAGCATTAATTGAGGAAGACTAATGAGACCAGAAATTAAAGCTGCAATAGACAGATATGCTAAAGAAAGAATTCCTACTGGTGATTTTCTAAGAGCAGTATTAGAAAATGATTTATTTGAAGCAATAGGAAGAGCAGATTTGGGAAATCGTATGGATATTCATGAAATTTGTTCTTATATTTATAACAATATTCCTTTAAACAGTTGGGGCTCAAAGAAAATTGTCAAGGAATGGTTAGGAGAAAAATAATGACTTTGCCTAAAATTAAAGAATGGAATTCTGAAAAACATACCAATATCAACTATGTTCAAGAAAAGAAAGATGGATACATGGTTGAAATTATTAAGTTTATTGATGGCGGATATGCTATAAGAGGGAAGCGTCAAGATTATACAGAAAAGATGTTAGCTATTCCACAATTTGAGCATATAAGAAACATGCCTAATGGGACTTGTGTCTTAGGTGAATTATATGCAGAGGGTGGTCAGGCAACAGATGTGATAACAGCATTGAATGAAAAATGGGAAAGTCTGAGATATTGTGCCTTTGCAATGCCTGAATGGAAAGGTCTAGACATTACTGAACGGAAAAGTTTAGAATTGATTAACGTTCAGTTGGAAGAAATGGGATTTGAAACTCCATGGACTGGTCTATTCGATGATTCCACTGAAGAATATTTATTACTGTTAATCGAATATAAGAAGTGGGAAGGTGTTGTTCTTAAAGAATCTCATATGTCTGGATGGTATAAATTCAAACCTGTTAAAACTGTAGATGTAGTTGTCACAGGATGGGAGATGAGCTATAATGGAATGTTCTATGGTGAAATGGGAGCTCTAAGAGTTTCTGTCTATACAGAGGATGGTCAGCTTAAAGAGATTGCTAAAGTTGGAGGTGGATTTACACCTGAACAACGAAAACAATTCACAAGAGAATACACTGTTGGCAGAGTTATTGAAGTTGCTTATCAAGATCTCCAATCAAAGGGAAGACTTAAATTTCCACGATTTATTCGTTTTCGGGATGACAAAGAAATGAGTGAATGTACAGAGGATCAATTACATGCCTAATCAAGAACAATTCGTAGATAGTACAGGACAATATTACGTTCGAGTCGGAGATAAGGTTGGATCTTCCAAGACCGGAGAAGTGGCTAAAGTCATACAGATGTCCCATGGATATATTGTTTTGCAGCCGATTGGATCAATGGAATCTTATGTATTGACCAAATTTGAATTTGAGGAGATGTCAAATTGGACCCTGATCTTATCTTGATAGAGTATATCTGCAATGAATGTAATGTAGAAAGTTGTAAGGAAATACCTATAGATCTATTTAATTCATTTCCTATTGGTGAACTTGATTTATTTTTTCCTTGCAATAATTGCGGAGAACTGGTATATATAGATAGGCAAATAGTTATTGAAATACAGACGTATACAGATGGTCTACACTATGTCTATAGTAGTCCTTGGTCTTATATATCATTGAATTAATTATGCAAACATTTTTACCATATGAAGATTTTCAAAAGTCTGCAAGTGTCTTAGATTATCGTAGACTTGGGAAACAAAGAGTTGAAGTTAAACAAATACTCTTAGCTAATTTCCAAGGACCAATTAAAGGAGATAGAAAGACTCCGTGGTACAATCATCCAGCTTGCAGAATGTGGAGAGGATATGAAGGAGCTCTAATAGCTTATGGAATTGCGATATGTGAGGAATGGTCTAATCGTGGATATGTTGACAATATTTATTCAGAACTATATGAAATGACTAATAGAAAATTAAATTATGACGGTCCTCCATGGCTTGGCAGAAAAGATTTTCATGATTCACATAAAAGTAATTTACTTTATAAACAATATTCACATTATAAACAATTTAATTGGAATGTTCCATTGAATTTACCTTATGTCTGGCCAGTGTAAAGGATGAATTATGGCTAAACAACATTTTGAACCAGGATCTTCTACCGTTGAAGGATTTTTTAATTTTATGCGTGAACGGCATAGAATCTATCTTAAAAGATTCACAATGGATCAACCAAAACCATGGACCGATGATCCCATTTTCCAACAATGGAAATTTACAAATGTGTTTCGGCAATTGGATCATGGGACTAGAGTCCTTCACATGGCTTTAAGGCATGAAAGAGATTTTACAAAGATAGTTTGGAACGTTTGGTGGTATCGCCTTTTCAATTGGCATGAGCACATGACCGATTTTGGTGTATTAGAGCATTCTACAAAAGACTACAGCAAGCTGATCAATGGTTTAAAAGCTAAGGCATATAGAGGTGATAAAGTTTTTACCTCAGCCCATATGACAACTGGTGTTTTTGCGGAAGATAAAGTAGATACATATATAAGAGCAGTGAAACATGCTGCAGATTATGCACCATATATCGCAGATATAGCTCTGTCTACTCAATCTATGGAACGTGTGTTTGAAGAACTTCTTGAATTCTATATGATTGGTAAATTTGTGAGTTATGAAATTGTCTGTGATCTTAGGTTCTTTCATGGATTTGAACCAACAGATGCTATGACATGGGCGAACATTGGTCCAGGTGCTAAACGAGGTCTAAGAAGATTAGGAAAATCTGTTGATTTAGATAATATGATTGCCCTTATGAATCAGTTCGCTGATGAAGAAGCTGAGAATATTGATGGGCCATTCTATCCTCACATGTTTTGCAGCATGTATCCACCATTTGAGCTTAGAGAAATTGAACATAGTTTATGTGAATTCGATAAATATGAACGTATTCGTTTAGGACAAGGTAGACCAAGACAGAAATACAAAGGTATATAATATGCTATTCGTTGATACATCAATGGTGATCCATCGTGCATTGCACAAATTAGATTTCTTAAAGAATTCTAAAGGAGTGCATACCGGAATGGAATTTGGGACTTTCAAAATTCTTGAGAGTTTAGAAAAGAAATTCCCAAATGAAATAATAATTCTATGCTTTGATAAGGGTATTTCTAAACGCAAGAAGATTGATCCTAATTACAAAGCTAATAGATCTAAGAGATCTGATGAATTTATAGAGCGTTCAGAAAGACTGCAAGAAGTTCTCTCTGTCTTGTATAGAACAGCTTATGCTTACGGTGAAGAGGCAGATGAACTCATATATAGCTTAGCAAATCAATATACAGGCCCTCATTATATTTATAGCAATGATGATGATTTGTTACAAGCTGTCAATGATGAATATGAGATACAGGTAGTAAAGTCATTCCAATCTAAACTATATTATTGGGATGAAGCTAAAATAAGGGAAAAGTATTATGTTGGCCCTGCATTGTTACCAATGTTTAGAGCATTCATTGGTGATAGCAGTGATAATATAAAAGGTATCCCAAGAATCAACAGAAAACTACTTGCAGAAGCTTTGACTCATGCACTAGATAAGTGGAGCGGTGAAAGCATATTTGATTTCTTAGAAATATTTATGACTGAAAATCTATTCAGTGATAATATGAAATTAAAAGTCAGACACTTTGTAGAAGATGGTAATTTTCTGACTAACTATAGACTAATAAAATTGATGTCTATCCCTACAACTGTGAATAAGCCAGAAGGCGAATTACAAATAGTTGAAAATTTTCTGAAGGAGAAGGAAATTTATAGTCTAGGTATTTGTGAAAAATTAGGTATGAAGAATATACAGGATGGAGATGAATTCTAATGGAAGTATCAAAAGATTTTGGACCATTGCAGCAACATGCAAATAGATCTAATCACTGTAGCACATCTTTACAATTTATATTAAATAAATTTAAAGTTATCAAATCCTTTATTGATATCGGTTGCGGTCTTGGCGAACAAGTCCGTATTGCTAAGGAACTCGGTCTTATTGCATATGGTATCGATGGTGATCCTTCATTAAAGATATATGATGATGAAATATTTATCCAGCATGATTTTACAACTGAGCCGTTTTTATCAGGTGACTACATCTATGATCTTGGATGGACTGTTGAATTTGTTGAGCATGTCGAAGAAAAATATATAGATAATTATATGCCCCAATTAAGTTATTGCAATAGAGTCCTTATGACTTATGCACCTCCAGGACAGAATGGAAGGCATCATGTCAATTGTCAACCACAAAGTTATTGGATCAATATATTTGATAATTGGGGATTCGAACTTGATATCGAAACGAGCTATGAAGTTAGAATGGCTTCCATTAATAAATGGATTAGAAATAAAGCACTATTCTTCACAAATCGGAGACTTAAAGCATTATGCGAATAGGACTTATCTATCTACCACATCCTTATCTTAATCAACCTGATGCACAAGCACCGATTGGACTCCTCTATATTGCAGCTTATATAAGAGAATCATTACCTAATTATGATGTGAAGATATTTAATCTTTCTTCTTTCGGTACATTTTCTGGTGCTATAGATTCTTTACCTGAATGTGACCTATATGGAATCACAGTCACAAGTCTAGAATTACTGCAAGCAAATAGATTTGCAAAACAATTGAAGGAAACTTATCCTAAGTGCAAAATAATTCTAGGTGGACCAGGAACACTGACTGAAGGATATGTTGATTGGTATTATATAGATTCCATTTGTAAAGGTGAAGTAGAAAATGGGCTCGTTAAGATACTTTCTGATTTTGAAAATAATAAATATCAAGATATCTATGAATTTGAATCTCCTCAAAATTTAGATATTCTGCCTTTTCCTGCAAGGGATATGCTTGGATCTAATCAAGGTGGTAACATATTCGCATTTAATAAGAAGTATCACGGAATTAAAAGTACGATTATCCTATCGAGTAGAGGATGTCCATTTAAATGTCCATTCTGTAGCTCTATGTTCGTGTCTGGAAAATTAAGATATCGTTCACCTGAAAGTGTATACGAAGAGATCAAAGAAGTAAAAGAAAGATATGGGATACATCAGTTTAGATTTTCAGATGATATGTTCACTGCGAATTTAGAACGAACATATAAGATCTGTGATTTAATACGTCCATTGAATTTAGCCTGGAGGATATCAACAAGAGTCAAACCATGGAACAAAGAACTGGCAGAGGCTTTATTCAGTGCAGGCTGCAAGGAAGTATCCTTTGGTGTTGAGAGTTTTGATGACCACGTATTAAAGGTATTAGATAAACGAACAACAGCAAAAGATAACGTGAATGCTATTCGTATTGCGAAAGAAGCTGGTATGACCGTACGAATACTGTTTATGATTAAAACTCCTGGACAAACAGAAGATACAGTAGATCTAAATATCTCTTATCTTGAGGGTATTAAAGATGATTATGATATCATAGCTTGCACAACTTTTATTCCTATTCCTGGGTGCTCTATTTGGGAGAATCCTAATAGATATGGTGTTGAAATCATTGATACTAATTTAGATAACTACAATTTCTATTTTTATGGATCAAGTGGTGAAAATAAAATTAAAGATGTTATACGATTGTATAACCGTGATCCAGAAAAAGTTAATAAAGAAAGTCAACGTTTCCGTAATTATTTAAAAGAAACTGGAAAACTTAATCGAGGGTGAAGAAATGTCTATAACTAATTTTCAAGAACTCTATAATGATATCCTTAATCAGATACGGAAAGAAAAAGGATTTGTTCAACTTGCAAAAGAGACTAATGGAGAAAATGATAGAGGCTATATACAGCACAAGGCAAAATTGGATACCTTGAATAATATCGCCTTTAAACTCATTAATGAATGTGGTTGCACTGCGGAGGAAAACTAATGAAAAGTTATATTGTCCATCTTACGAAATGTGTAAAAGGATCAACAGTTGCGAGCTCAAGGATCGCTTTGTATTTATCAGATCTTCTTAAACTCCCTTTACTCCATGAACCTGAAGATTTTATAGACTTAGATAAAGAAGTGGATACAATCTATCTAGTGAACAGCATGTCCGCATTCTCCAAAATCCTAAACGAACTTGCAGATTTGGCACGAGGATGTAGAAGAGTTGTGTTTATTCAGAACGATTATACGATCTATCCGCCAACACAACTAAGAAGAGTGTTTATTGAGCGAGATGATATAATCGTTGAGCGTTGGAGTACAGTACCTCAGCTTCCAGAAGAATGGGCAAAGAAAAAGATCTGGGTGAAAATCCCAATGAAGGCAACTCATTATGTGAATTGGAATATGCTGACATATGATCCTCTACCGTTGATTCCTAAAAATAAATGTGCAAGTGATACCAGTTGTCTTTTCTACTATGGGGCATATCGAAAAGATCGAGAACACCTTTTCAAAAAATACTTCGAGGATGCAATTTATCCTATTGAAATAAGTGCTTCATCAAAAGCATTTAGTAAATTCTTAGATCTAAATTATGAGATCGAAGAAGTCCCTGTACTCAAGAATCTAATAGGGAATATAGCTCATTATGGAACAACGATCTACTTGGAAGATGCTGAATCTAACGATATCTATTGCTCTCCTGCAAATAGATTCTATGAATGTCTCAGTGCGGGTATAGCAATTTTATTTGATAAATCTTCTATTCCAACGATGTCTACTGCAGGATACAATATACGCCCATATGTTGTAGACAGTCAAGAAGATGTCAAGAAAATGTTACCTAATTGGTTTAATATCTCTAAAGAGCAAAGCGAATGGAGATATGATTTTAGAAAAATTTTAAACTGTCAAATAGAGAAGGCTTATCATCATGTCTGATACTTATTGGCAAGATCCACCATTTTCACTAGGGTTTAATTTAACTCACGGATGTAATTTTCGTTGTCCTTTTTGTGGGATCAATGCGATAGATGTTTCTAAGATGGAGTACATGGATCTTAGAATTGTTGAGCATACATGTGAAATGATAAAGGAAGATGGGTGGAATTGTAGGATTGGTCTTGGAACTCATGGAGAACCATCCCTGCATCCAGACCTTTTAAAAGTGATTGATATAATCCGTACGATACTACCTAAACACCATATATCTATGATCTCAAATGGTGCTGGTATAATACGTCGCAGCTTGTCCTATATAGATGAAATTATGACTGCTGGTGTTAACGTGCTTATGCTGGATGATTATGGCCATAGCGACCTTGTGCGAAGGATTAAGGGCGGTTATACAGGCCATAACCAACTATATTATTACCCTACAGACCAACAAGCCAATCCCCACAAGCGTAGGAAGGTAACAGAGCACCATATAGTCATAGTTGAGAGCATAGACATAGCGAAGAAAGGCAATCATTCCAGGATCAATAATAGAGCAGGATGTGCATATGAAGGAATTCCTAATATTAAAGAAGGCAGGAGATGTGCGAATCCATTTAGAGATTTCACTGTAAGATATAATGGAAACGTTCCTATTTGTTGTGTTGATTTCAGAGGAGTTATCAAATGCGGAAACGTGCTTGATGTGAACTCACTTGAAGAAATATGGAACGGTGAAGTATTTTCTGCAATAAGAAGATTTATGTATCATGGTATGCGATCTAAAGTTCATCCTTGCAGAATCTGTGATGCTGTTGGCTATAGATTAGGATTTCTACCTGATAAAAAGGGTTTAATGTATCTTCCTGAACCGAATGAATTAGATGTGAAAGCCATTGCTAAAGGAACAGTCAATGGCCCTTGTGTCAAAATTAAAAAACTTCCATGGGAGTAAGAAATGATTATTAATATTAGAGGAACAAATGGCTCGGGTAAGAGTCATATAATTAAATCTTTACTTAATATGTATAAGTATGAGATTATCAATGATAACATCTTATTTATTAAAGACTTAGATTTGTATGTTGTTGGGAAATATTTAAACAAAGATGGCGAATTCATCCCTACTGGTGGATGTGATCAATTAGATGCAAGAACAGTTTATACTTTTATCTATGAATTAAGAAATGAAAATGTAATTTTTGAAGGTGCTGCTGAAAGCACTGTGTTCAATAAATGGAGTACTCTTGCATCTGAAGTTGGATTCCATAATTTTATATTTATTTTCTTAGATACTCCTATTGAGAAATGTATTAAGCAAAGAGAAGAGAGAAGAAAAGGGCGAAAATCTAATTTTGATAATTCAACTCTTATAAAAAATCATGCCGTCTGTAAAATAGTGAGGCATAAACTTAGACATGATGGACATGCGGTCTACGAACTGGCTTCTAAAGATGTAATTAAGTTTATTCATCAAGTATTCAATGAAAATTCTGATGATTACCGTAATTGGTTAGAATTTTTATCAGGCTCAGGTAAAAGAACTGGAACATATAGGATCTATGGTCTGTATTGCTCAGTGAATTTACCTTTGTTTAATGATATGCCTGCTGTAAGAGACATAGAGAAGCGATACAAAGAATTTGGCATTGACAAAATTGAAGGATCAGTGATTGATT